GGTGATATCGAGTTCGCTGGTGGTGGTGCGTTCACACTGACTGGTATGGCATTCGTTACTACTAACCCAGGTTCAGGAGACTCTGTGAACAAAATTAGAAGTATTAAAGACGGTAGTGACCGCCGCGTACTTACCTTTGTTCATCAGATTGATGATAATAACGATTCGGAATTCGCCCGTTTCGACAAACTTGGTAGACTTGGTATAGGTACTGAAACTGTAGACTCGAATGTACACATTTTCAATGGAAACACAACAGACCAAACACTCCTAAAACTTGAGAGTCCTCACCCAGGTTCGGGTACATTCACTAAAAAGTCTGGAATTCTTCTTCATACCACCGAGAATTTCGGTGGTTATGTGAAGGCTTTCAGGGATTCAGCTACTTCACTTTCCGGTATCGTAATTGGTGGTACCAATAGCGGTACAGAAACGGATGGTGTCCACATTACACACGCGGGTAACGTGGGTGTGGGTACCCTAAATCCACAGAAACAGCTTCATGTCTACGATGGTATGGTTCGTGTAGAAAGTCCCTCAAGTAACGCGACTATCGAACTCACGACATCGGCTGGGTCTGCAAACATTTATGCGGATACCACGGGTAATGTATATATAAACCCATTGAGAACTGGTTTGAGAAACACAACCTTCCTCAACAGTAATGTAGAGGTCATAGGTGATTTCTCTGTCGATGGTGCCCTAGATTTGGGTAACCAAGTCGGTATTGGTTTGGGTGGTGCGACCGCGAACACAACACTCCACGTGAATGGTGGTATCATCACAAACTCTGACCAGGTGGCGACAAAGAAGTACAGTCATTCTAATGTAGTCGCGAATGGTAATGGGCAAGATATACAGTTTATGTTTAAACCAAATACATTTTATGCTAAAATCATAGCGGTGTTACGTGAAACAAGTGATGTACGCAACACAAGTACTATGATTCTCGAGGTGTCTGGTGGTACACACGATGGATCCACGGGTTCTATGTATGATATAGCCCTAGGTCCTCAAACCATAATGGGTGCTACAAACTCATATCCATGGAGTCCCACTGTATTAGTTGGTAACCAAGGAATTAGCATACAACCAACAGAGAAGGATACTGGAAGAAACTTTGCATACGATTTAACAGTTGAACTCACCACTGGACTTAACGGTGGACTTTCTAGAATAACAAAACGAGCTTTGAATACAACTACAGCTCTTGACAATGGGACCGGTGGTCAAGATTTATTGGTTGGATTCACATATTAAATTTACTACGAGGGAGGGTGGTACCCCGCGGTAGATTAAACATTTACGCCCTGATGGAATCAGAGACGGCTAGTGCAACTACGCCAACAATGAAAGCCATGATGACGTAATTTAATTCGGTTTCTTCGCGGCCGACCTGAGGCTTTACAGGTTCGGCCTTGGCCTCAGCGACAACTTCTTGCTGTCGAACGGGAGGCTCGAGCTCCTCAAGCGGACAATACGCTATCATTTATATAAGTTTAGAGATTTATTTCGGTCTTCTTCTTTCGACGAGTTCTCTTGGGTTTAGATCCTGCACCAACATTGACCTCCTTGACCTCACCTCCAGTGGAATCACCAGAGATGGACATGATATCAGAGAGATCATCATCCTCCTCAACAGGCTGAGGCGCCGAGGGTCCTTGTCCCATTGAGGTATTCATTGGGGGTGGGGGAGGCATCGAAATGCCACCCATGAGGCTTGAAATATCAAGTCCGGGTCCCTGCATCTCGTACTGCCCTGATCCACCCACAGGTGCATCAACGGCGGGTCCACTAGTGTCACGGGTGGTGTTCTGAACCGCCGCCATCATATTCTTCACCAGGTCTGGATTCTGCTTCATAACATCATTCATGTTTGGCATCACCGATTTGAACATACTATTGGTAAGATGGAACATCATTGCTGAGCCACCTAACATCATAATCAGCTTGACCTCTGGTGCAACACTGACCTTAGATCTGTATTTCACATATAGTTCCTCGAATACACCGTCATAATCATCAACATTCTCCATAACAGACTCAGACCAACCCTCAAGTTGAATCTCAAATGGGTTATACCTCTTATTCAAAAATTCAAGTCCAGTTACACAGGCGACCAACATACGGCGAGAGAAGCGAACTGATTGTTCAACATCTATGCTGTATGTAATCCTCTTGACCTCTGATCTGAGTTCATCAACATTCGAGTAAGCGTTCAACCTCTTGTTAACTGCAAACCCCTTCTTCTCAAGTCGAGCTAATTTGTTAATAAGATCCGACTTTTCTTCATCAATTGAAGTGTACCCCTTCGAGGGTTGCTCACCCTGATCACTAGGACCTGGTCCCATGGGTTCATCATCATCGAACATCATTGGTTCATCCTCACCATAATCAATTTCCTCGTCCTGTTGAGGCTGAGCTGGGGCACTTTGTTTGTTGGGATTCACAAAAGCATCCATAGCCTCCTGACCCTGAAAAGATTGTTGAGGTCTTTGCATAGGCCTTGTGGGTCGAGGTACAGGTTTTGGTCGTGGTGCAGAAATTTGAATCTCATCCATCAGGGCCTGTTCATCAGCATCTAATTTCATCACAGTCGTTTGACCCCTATCGAGTACGATTTCTTCGTCCATCTACTGTCTATTTAGAAACTAAGAAAATCTCTTTAACGCACTTTAAAAAAATCTATGTCTATTATAAATGTTTAATCTTAACCTCAACAAGAGTGATCGCAATGCTCTTATGGCCATCGCGGTTTTGATGACCCTCATCTTCGTTCTGTCTCTTATGACTGTGAAGACCGCGAATTATCAGCCCAGGCCAATTACTATTACACCTGTCAGTGAAGAATCTCTCTTCGGCCTCAAGCCTGACCTTGAGTGCACCGCTGGTTCAGGCAAGAAGGACAGCCCTTACTCGGTTGGTCTTACCCCAGGTGGTCTTTGTGGTGCCCAAAAACTTGTAGGTGATCATGCCGGATATGAGATCGCGGATGGAATTGGTGGATCTTTAATCTAAGCTAATAATAAATGGCTCTGATTACATCGCCAACTGATATGATTCCCGATCTAAACTATGAATATCATACCATCACTGTTGATACTCTTAATCAGACTAGCGCGAATACATGGACATGTTTTTTGAGTCAGCCTCTAAAAAATGTTGTACAGGCTCGACTTCTAGCCGCTCGAATTAATACAGTCACACCAGCTAATGGAAGTGAACATTGTTACATTTCCATTGATGAGTTGAATTCTACATTTAATGATCGCGCTACCAATGTTTATGAAGGTCAGGCATCGTTAGGTATGCTTCGAAAATCTTTTGCCAGTATTGTGACTACAGATGATACTGGTATAATAAGTTTCAAAGATGATTACCCAATTGCTGTGCAATACGTAAACCCTATTCGAAGAATTGATCGTCTCACTATCAGTATTCGTAATCAAAGTGGTGTTCTTATAACACCACCAAATCCCGCTGAAAATAATTTTTTAGTCCTTCGTTTCGTCTGTAGAAAACCCAACCTGTAATTTTTCTCCCCTTAAATTAGTATTACCATGTCTGCCGGTGTTGTTCAATTGATTGCCATAGGAGCCCAGGATAAATTTATCGTGGGTGATCCTCAAATATCTTTCTTCAGTTCAACATTCAAACGCCATGCTAATTTTTCACAATCCGTTGAAAAACAAACCATCCACGGAGCGGTGAAAAACAATTCTATGTCTAGCATCCAATTTGAGAGATCTGGTGATCTTCTCAGTTATGTGTATTTTACACTCGATGACAAAACCCAAGCCCTCGATATTCAACGATGGGACACCATTATTGATAAAGTTGAGCTTTTAATAGGTGGTTCCGTTATTGACACCCAAGATGCAATTTTCACAGAGAAGATTGCCATAGATACATTTGCACAAAATGTATCTAGGAGTGCGAACGGTACACACCCGGGTATTTCTGCGCGCTCGTTTTTTTACCCTCTCAGGTTCTTTTTCTGTGAGGGGCCGCAATGCGCTCTACCCCTTGTAGCCCTAAACTATCATAATGTTGAAATTAGGATCCATTGGGCTACAGCAGCTTCAAATTATAACGTTGAATGTTTCGCGAATTATTATTACCTTGACAATGAGGAGCGTGGTCAGGTTGCATCTAGAAAACATGATCTCCTCATAACACAAGTCCAAAAAAATATTGCTTCAGGTACTTTAGTTCAAGAACTTACGTTTAATCATCCAGTAAAATATTTAGCATCCTCGGATACAACAACTGATGGTGCCCTCACATCTCCCACAAACAAAGTTAAATTAAACATAAATGGTCTCGATGTAAGTAACTACAAATGGGGTAAACCACATTTTATAGACGTCACGAGTTATTATCACACAAACTTCGTAACTTCTCCAGATTTCTTTCTTTATTGTTTCTGCCTCTCAACATCCAGCTTACAGCCCACAGGCACACTGAATTTCAGTCGTGTATCGTCAGCTACTATCATGAGTGAGTCTATGAATATCAATGACCCAATCTATGCAGTAAACTACAACATACTTCGGATAGAAAATGGGATGGCAGGTCTCCTCTATGCAAATTAAAATACAACACTATAATAAATGGTCAAGACCTTGCCGACCATTGAAAGGTCGACGAAGATTAGGTTCGGTAAAAATGTCCAAGAAGACCAGGGTGAGAATACGATCGTTCTAAATGCGAGTAATACCGTAGTTGATGCATCGGATGCTGGGGCTGTTTATATAACACCAGTTCGCAACTTTCCTGGTTATGTTGGTAAGCCTGAAGTTGTATTAATGATGTATAACACAACAACAAAAGAATTAACCGAATCTGGTGAATCAGCACAAGATATTATTGGTAATGTTGGTCTTAACGAGGTTGCCAACCAAGGTAATGCCACATCGAATACTATAATTTTTAATAATAATACTACTGCAATTGTCACTACAGGTAAAGTGGGTATAGCCAATTCCCAACCAGGTCATACGTTAAGTATCGGTTCAAATGTGTATATAGATGATGTAGGACCGTCGAACGTTCTTGTAGTCAATGGTG